TAAAATGTCCTTGCTGGTCATAAAGTTGAATATTTAAGTCTTTTAAAGCATTTCCCACTTGTTTCGATGGATTAGCCAACCTTCTGTAAATCCCTGCTAAATTACGCCCAGCTTGACCAGACTTAATTCCATTATCCGCAAGCACTCCTAATAAGATATTTACATCTTCAAAGCTCTCAAAATTTCTTGAAGTCGCAGCAACATATTTATAAGATTCTCCTAACATTTGTACATTGGTATTTGCATTATTACTCGTCGCAACCATCACATCCATAAGTCTATCGGAATCTTTTAACGACATACCAAAAGCTGTCAGGTTATCTGTGACTATATCAGAAGTTTGAGCGAAATCACTTCCAGCCGCAATTGACATTTTCAAAAGTTTTGGTGTCATTTCTAGCACTTCATTTGTTTTCATACCCGCCATTGCCTGATACATTTGTGCTTCCGCTACTTCCTGAGCCGTAAATTTAGTTGATCTACCCAAATCTCTCGTCTGTTGCATAAGCTGCTTTTCTTGTTGTACTGTAGCCCCCATTATAGCCCTATTTCTTCTTACCTGGTCTTCCAAATCTGCATAGGATTGAACTGAAGACTTTAGAACTCCAACTACTGTAGCTGCTCCAATACCAATCCCAACAGTTGCCAATGCTCCCTTTATCCCTTTAAATTCGTTTTTTATTTTATTAGAGGCTCCATTAATACGTTTTTTTAATGTCATTATTGAATTCCCTATATTTTGTAACGTGCCCATAAATCCGCTTTTTATACCCCCAGTTACACCTCCAACCTGATTTTTTAATTCGCCTAATGAACTTCCAGCCTTTTGTGCTACATTAGTAAACTTATCTTTCAATTCAAGTAAAGCGCTCAATTTATATTCGCTCATTTTCTAATCCACCTCCAATCATAAAAAACATAAATAACAACTCCGAATTACTTAATTCCCTTAGACTTTGCAAACTATGTCCACAATTTAAATAGTGAGCGACTGTTCTTGCTTTCCAGTCGCCCTTGATTAGTTTTTTATCTCATCAACTACCTCTTCAACAGTGAATTTTTCATTCCAGCCAGCCTTTTTCATAAGTAATTCTGAAATATTTACTATGGTAGATTGGCTTAATACTTTTGGTACAACTTCAATTGGATTCATTTGGCAACCCAATTTAGTAATCAATTTTTCATCTTTAAATATTTTTCCTGCAGTATAAATTAATTCACTGTCTTTGTCTGTACTGTTACTGGATAAAATATCCAGTATTTCCATTCTGTTCAATACTTCTAATTCTAAAACAGCTCCATTCAATTCTTCAACTTTAACTTTTACTGTGTCTTTTTTTTCTATTTTTTTGCTGTTTTCCAACAACATTTCCGCTGTTATATTTTTCATTTTATCCCTACCTTTTCTTATTTTATTACATTTTCATATTTAACATCGCTAGGAGTAAATCCAAAAGGAATTTCTTCTTCCACAATTTCTCCTCTTTCAAATTTTGCAAGTTCAATTGAGTCAAACCAAACATTATCAATTGACACTCTCTCTTCTTGTCCTTTCAAGCTGTCCGGGTCTTTAATTGATGTCACTATTCTACTTCTTACATCTTTTCCTTTTATCCAATTTTCAAGTATTTTTTTTCCACGAGTATAAACTTTAAAAACTTTTATAGTTCCTTCACCTTTCAGTCCAGTTATTTTACTGTCAACAGAAATCCCCAACTGTACATCTTTTCTTTCCGCTGTAATTTTAGCCTCTACAGATTTTAACTCCGCTACTTTTTCATTATCAAGCCATAACTCCCCATAAGCTCCTGTTATTGTTCTGTTTCCTCTTATATTTTCCGACATTTTATCAACTCCTTTTCATTACATTGTCATTGTTAAGCTAAGTGAAGCCATAGTGTCTACAAATCTTACATCACCAGTTAAATAAACATCATCGCCAGTTGGATATTGTAAAATTTCCAAATCCGTCATACTATTTACTTCTAGCCCATCTGTAATTATTACTTTTTTCTGTGCTTCAATATCAATTTCTACTTTATTGTCATAATCCCCGTTTAACACATTTGGTGACATCTCTTTGAAATATACTTTAGTTATATTTGAGCAGAAATTCATTTTATTGTCATAATCATTTATGTAGTTTCCAAGCCAATAATTTTTAAAAGTATCTCTTATATCATCAGCAATAAAGCACATACCTTCAACTACTTTAATTTTTCTTGTATCTTTTTTCCAAGTGCTGTCAAATGTAGTTTTAGAATTAACTCCATAATTCACTTTAACCACTTCTTCATCGTTGTATAAACTGAATTTACCAATTTTAGGTTCATAATCTTCAACTTCTTTCAAATCATTCATGATGTGATTATCAGCACTACGGTTTAATGGCATACCTGCAATAAGCCCTGCAATAGCTGCTGTATATTCCTGTGCTGTAAAATCTCCATAAATAGACTTATATGTCCCACCATTCGCAAGTTCTACAATAGCCACATGGTCTGTATTATTTGCAAAACTTGACACATATTTTACAGTTTTACCAATTGCGCCAGTATTTCCAAATTGCTGCTTTACCCAATTTACAACCGTTTGGTCTTCCGCTTCCAATGCTTGTGGATAAGCTAACCAATTGAATTTTCTCATTTCCAAATCTTTCAACACTTTATTTGTGTCTTCATCACTTTGCACAACTCTTACCAATACTTTAAATGACCCATAATGCATTGCTAAATTAATATACTTAACACTATGTTCATCCCATTTAACCGTTTCAACATCGGATATAGTCTTAAAAGTGTACCATTTTTGGATCGCCTTAGTATCTCGTAAAATCAAGCAAACAATACCCTTCTCACTTCTTTGAATAGCTGTTCTTGCCAAAGTCTTAAATGCAATACCGATATTAGGACTTGGATTAATTTGTCCAATTGTTGCCATTTTATCACTCTCCTAATTTTTTATTTTTAAATTCTTCATTGTTTTATAACTAAAAGGAACTCCATTTTTATCAAATAACGATAATTTTTTAAACACTTCTTCACTAATTAAATTATCATTTTCATCAAATAACGGCACTTTTTCCCCTTTTTCATCAAATAATTGTAATTTTTTTAACATTTCATATTCTGTCTCTTCAGTGTCAGGATTATTCAACACCTCTTTTATTGTTTCGAGGCTATTATCAAAACTTCTTAAATCGGTTCCATATACATCGAATAAGTCTAAATCAAACATATAATGACCTAATCCATCGACTACTTTTGTACACTCATTTTTCAAAGTTAGATTTCTATCTTTAACTTTTAAAATCTTATTACCTTTAGTTTCAAACATATTATCCAACTCATCAAGTGCTTTATAAACTTCCATTGTATTATTTTCATCATTTTCAGGAATATACATAATATCTACACTAATAAATATCCGTTTTTTATAATTCGCAAAAAACTCATTTTTGTAGTCAATTACTTGGATATGATAGCACGGTCTAGTCAAAGCATTTATATTATCAATTCCAACTTCTTTATCTGTAAAATCGTATATTTTTTTGCTCAGGGCTTTTATAAAATCTATAAATTCCATTATTCAAACTCCGCTCTTATTGTCGAACCTATTTTATCTTTAAATACAGGCTCTAAGTTTTCTATAGTTTTTTTCAACATAAATACTCCGGGTACTACTTTACCTGTTTCTTTACCAAAATACACTACTCTATGTCCATATTCAACATGGTTTACGTACTCCACATTGTTATAAACAACCTGTTTAAAACTTCCACCATTTTCCCTATGCCAACCCATTCTTAATTGACCAGTATCCACAGGAGTCTGACCTTTCACTTCTTTTATTGTTTCCTCAGCAACTTGTTTAAGTGTGATTTCAACTTTTTGTGGAGTATCAGTAGCTAACTTTTCTAATTTTTTTGCCAATTTTTCCCAATCGCCGCTAAGTTTCATTTTTTTCCACTTCCTCTACCGATATTTCCTGATGTTCCAAAAAATCAGTGTACTTTATAGGTTTATTAGCTTTAAATTTATATTTTATTCCACCTTTATTTACTATCAAAATATCATTCTGCTTTATTTCCACATCATTACTAACAAATATCTTATACGAATTTTTAGAACTATTTATAACTCCAGTCTCAGTAGCTCTTAAAATTCCAGCACTCAACTGACACTTAACATTTGTATAAACGACTTCCCAACCCTGAACTGTTAAACCAAATTCAGTCTTTGTTTTTGTATTTCTTCTAACTTCTTCTATTACATCGGTATCAAAAAAATCTTCAAACATCACATACCACCTTTATTTTATAACACCAAGTTTTCTAAAACGATTCAAACTTTTTCTAAATTCCACATCATCGTTTAACTCAGTTACAAATTCAACTTGCCTATCTCCACTTTTCATAGATTTTATATTTCTATTTTTATCAAAATTATATTTAAAAATATATTTTGTTATAGGAGTTATCAATTCTCTTGGGAAGTCTTCACGATTCATATAGTTAATACTATCTTGAACAATGCTCTCAATAGCAAATTTAGTCTTCGTTTCATTTGGTGTTACATCAGAAATAATTTTTATTTTTTCATAAATTTCATTAATTAATTCAACCATTTCTACTACCTCTTAAAAATAGAAAAAGTATGGCATTTAACCATACTTTTTTACTATGCTTCAATTGCAACCAAACCTTTTGCCTTATTATTCAACACAAAACAGTCATAATAAAATCTACCTAAAAATAAAGTTCCTGAATAATTTTCAGAATCTGTAACCACTCTGTATTCAGCCAATTTCACTGGGGCTACTGTTGCTGAATTATGTCCGACTAAACAAGCATATTTTTTAGTAGTTGATGGTGTTCCAGTTTTAGCTTCCATCCATTTCTTAGTAACTCTTACGATTGGCACTCCATCAACCATTCCTACCAATCCATTTATTGCTATATTTTGTCCGATATCTGAGGCTTTAATGAAGTTATCATCTTTTTTTAGTTTGGTCAAAAACTCGGGTGTAACATAAGCAATTCTGTTTTGCGGCACATCTTCATCATTTAATTTTTCTTGTGCTTCCAAGAATTTAGCATAAGCATTGCTAGCTGTAAGCCCTGTTACTGTCTGTGAAGTTGTATCACAAGATTTAAAAATTGTTTCAAATCTATATTTTTCAATTTCAGGAATTACTCTTTCTCTCAATTGTCTTGCCAACACTTCTCCAGCTTTAATTTTTGTCTCATCTTCATCCATTTTATCCAAAAGCATTTTAAAAGCTCTATCTTTTGTCAGTGTCATTTCCTGTACGGCATTTTGTAAGATGTCAGCATTCCCATAACCTGTACTTCTGTCATAATCCCTATTGTCAACTGTATTAATCGAAGTAACTTTTACAGTTTTAGCTCCTACAAAGCTGTAATCATTATTTACTATTTTCTGTGATACCGCTTCACTTGTAAATCTTT